TCCTCGTAGTCATTGGCCCGCAGCCAGTTGACGTGCGCCTCGAAGGGCTGGCCGACGGCTTCGTAATAGTCCAGAACGCGCACCTCGGAGCCGATGAACTGCACGATCCAGATGGCCGTGGCGTCCGACTTGGACGACGTGCCGCCGATGTCCCAGCAGGCGTAGACCTTCATCAGCGGATCGCGCGGGATAAAGCCGATCCGGCGCTCAAGCTGGGCGTCGGTCAGATGCTTGGCGTAATAGGCCCCTTCGAGGACGGTCGCGTATTCACCTTCCCAGATGTGGCCGTATCTCTCGGGCTGGTTCTCCAAGCAATCCCGGCGCTCTTGCTCTAGGACGGATGGGAACCACGGATTGTCTGACCAGTTGGCCCGGACAACCACCGATCCAGATGGCGTGACAGGCCCGCGCAGAAGCTGGTCGATGGGATCGGTCGGGCGCGATGGGTTCCAGCTAAACCAAAGCTCAGATTTCTCGGCACGGATTGTCGGGCGCAGAAGTGAGAGGGATCGGTCTGAGAGGGATTGGGCCTCTTCAACCCAAGCCCGGTCGAAGCCTTCCAGCGATTTCACGCTGTCTGCGGTGTGATCTTGCATCCCTTGGAAGATGATGAGGCCATCGCCGGGCGTTTCGATTACCTCGCGGAATACCTTGAAGCCTTGGGCCTCGCCGAGATTGTAGGATTGCAGGGTATCTTCGATCAGCTTCTTGGCAGATTGCTTGAGGGACTTTTGCACTTCACGGATGCAGACGCTGCGATGGCCGGGGAACATCAGATGCTCTTCGGCGAGAAGCCCTGCGAAGAAGCGTGACTTGCCTGAGCCACGGCCACCCCATGCGCCCTTGTAGCGTGCTGGCGACAGGAGCGGCGCGAATGCTTCGGCTGTCCTGATTTGCAGGCGGTTCTTAGCCATCCGCGTCGTTGGCCTTCACGATGACCCGTTCGATGATCTGCGGCGTCATGGTGCCATCTGAGGACTTGAGATCGTTTTCGATCTTGTCGGAGTATCCGTGCTTGGTCAGCATCATCTTTGTGATTGGCGCGTTGAAGTTGCCAGCGAGGCCGTTGTTGAGCAGTTCTCGCTCTTGTTTTTGGGCCAATTCGTCTAAGATGCCAGAAAACTCGGCCTTGTCAGGATCAATCCCCCATGCTCGGCAGGTTTCGCGCGTGACGTTGAGGACGCAAGCGAGGCCTGCGATGGAGGGGACAACGTCGCCCATCTCTTTGAACGATGTGAGATATCCGCGAGCCTTTTTGAGGATTTCATCGCTGTAAACTGTGGGCCTACCGCCAGCCATGATCTAACCCCTCTTCGGTGCTTCCGCGTCCCGTTGTGCAGGCTGCATCATACAGCAGGCTTGCGGCAAAAGAAAGACCCAGCCGAGGAGGGGCGGCTGGGCAAGTCAAGGCGTGTTCCAACTTGGGAGTTCGTGCATGTTACCGCTTCACGGCGCAATACGCAAACAGTCCGTCACCGACACGTTTGCAGAACAGCAGGCATAGGCCAGCCTTGCAGGCCAAGGCGGCGTCGATGCGATGCGGGCCGCCGCAGTGCTGGCCGATCCAGTAAACGATTTTGTCGCCCTTCTTGGCCTCATGCAGGGTAACTGGGAACATGCCGCGATGCAGGCCGGTGATGTCGGTCGGGTCTTTCATTCGACCACCCCGTCGCTGAGAAAGTCGAAGTCATCTTCCAGTTCTGCCTTCGGTCGGCGCACGGCTTTCACCTCGGCACCGGGGAAGGATAGCTTGATCGCGTCCACAAGGCCATTGCGGTGAGCGTGCAGGGCCACTGCGACCTCGCGCATGGTGTGGATGGCGATGCCCGGTCGCTTAGCGTAGGCGGCAGGCCACTCGCGTCCGTCTTCAATGATGCCGTACACGGTGCCTTCGAATTCATGCTCCCAGATCATGGGGTCAGAAAGTGGTCGACCCAAGGCCACCGCCTCGGCGTCCATCGCGGCCAGCCCGCGCAGGCAGACCTCGACCCAGAACTTCACCTTGTCGGGGTCTTGTGCGTCGATGGCTGAGTTGAGGCCAGCGACAGCCTTGCCCCACTTTGCCGCGCTTTCGACCGAGACGAGTTCGGGCAAGCGATCCACGCCCCACCGCTTGTCCATCTCGCGGACAGCCTTGTCGAAGGGTGCCAGCGAGAGGTCCGCTCTGATCTCATTGGCCGTCGCTCCTTTGTGCAGGATGCGGTCGTCTTTCTTCTGCCGGGTTGGTCTCTGGGCCATTTTGATCTCCTCTGTGGGCCTTTGCCTATGGTTACAAGTTACACCTTTTTCTATACCCGCTATTTTTTGCATCTCTCTCCTGCTAAGTGCCTGTTTTTATTAGAGCGTGTTTTTATACAGCTTTTCTCTATATTTCTTGTAACTTGTAACCTTAAAGAAGTAAGTATAAGAAAATAAAAGAAAAAACAGGGTTACAAGTGAGGTTACAAGTTGATCGACCACTTGTAACCTGTAACCCCACTTCATCAACTTGTAACCTCTACTTGTAACCTCACTTTTTGACCCATTCTGGGCTTGAGATAACGTCTGCGAAGTCGGCCAACTCGGGGTCAGTTGTGCCTTCCAGATGCAGCCTGATGTTGTCTCTGGCCTCGTTTGTGTCCATGCAAAGCGCCTCACCGCGCACATAGAGGCGGCGTGTTTTGCCGCGCCATTTGAACGGCTTTTCCAGCTTCATCATGCCGAGGGTTTCGAGGATGCTGCTAAGGCGGGAGGTTCGTGGCGAGTGTCCTCCTTGGTCTCGCATGGCAAGCACGAGGCAATCTGTGGCGATGACATCTCGGCAGACGCCGAAGTTCCCAACGTTGATGGCTTCTTCAACCTGCACTTCGTCGTCTGGCCTGCTGTGTTCAATCATCTGTTTCTTGGCGTCGGTAAGGGCTGGTGCATCTCTTGCATCGAAGGTTGAGAGGTCCACGTCCATGAGCCATCCACGGACGACGTTCGGCGCGTCGTTGATGGCTTTGTTCAGCTTGTCCCAGTAATCGGCCCCTGTGGCATCCAGCATCTCTTGGCGTGTCTTGAAGCGTGTAAAGAACACGCCCCAGCGCCTGTCGTCTGCGTCTAAGACGAGGGCATCTTCGTGGTTGGTGAGTGCCATGTAGTTTGTGGAGTTTGGGATATTGCGGCCATCTTGTCCTTTGCGGACGACTGAGATTTTCTCGTTGGTGACGAGCGGCTTCAGCTTGTTCATGGCATCGTGGCGGTTGTGGCCTTTGATGCGGATTTCTTCCAGCACGCCGACGCAGGCACCCTCGGCCCATCCGTTGAAGTCGGACTGCATTTCCTCGGTAGCGATCATCCTGACGTTATGCTGGCCCATAGCCGACCCCATGATGCGTGCAAGTGTGGATTTGCCGTCGCCTTGGATGCCTTTGACGATGGGTGCCCAAAGCACCTTCTCGCCGGGTCTTTGGACGTTGTGGGCCATCCAATGCAGGAGTGTTTGCCAATCGTTGGGCAGGATGTTTTTGAGGTGGTTTTCGCAGACTTTCCACTCTGGCCGTTTCTGCCAGTTCGGGTCGGCTTGTGGCACGCGGTTGAGCATGTAGCTGTTCACATAGGCCACGCCTTCGTATTCGAAGATGGGGTCGATGGCAGCGAGGCTTGGCACATAGAGGACATCGTGGGCGATGCGGCCTTCGATGTGGTTCATAAGATACTTGGCGGCTGAGACTTGCACGATGCGGTCTTTGACTTCGACGGGAGGCACGTCGCGTCCGTAAGCGAGATTGAAGGCGGCTGGGCTGCATTCTTCGCCTGTGAAGACGTTGCGGAAGACGCCACGGCGGGTGAGAAAGACCCAATCATCGAATGAGCCTGTCGGTGTGGCGCTGGGCTGCGTGTTGCGTGCTGGCGTCTTTGTAGGTGCGTCTGGCGTGTCAGGGATAAGGTCGAAGTCGTCCATAGGATCATCGCGGACGATTTCGCGTTGCATTTTGTAGGTTGTGCCGTTGCCGATGTCGTAGACGAATGGCACGCCGTTGTCGCTGATGCGGATGAAGGCGGCTTCTGATTGGCTCACGCGGAAGGGTGCCTCGCAGCGCAGCTTGTCTTGTGGCTGCATGGTTGAGGCCCATTCACCGAGGCTGCGTGTGACGCCTTTGACTTCGATGGGTGTGTCCATCGTGAGTTCGCCTGTGACGATGGTGTTGACGCTTCCGTTCTCGCGGCTCATCCGCATGGTGAGGCCGGTTTTGACGCGGATATCTTCGAGGGCGCGTTGGTTTGGCAGTTCGGCCCAAGAGATGTCGAGCGGGCCTGCGCCTGCGTTTTTGATGGTGATGCCCGCGTCTGCGACGGCGTGGTCCCAAGAGATGAGTTCTGGCTTGGCGCAGAAGACGAGGCGTCCTGTGTCTAGGACGGCCAGATCGAAGAGGCTGCGATCTTCTTTGCCGACGACGACGCCGTCGTTTTTGCTGACCTTATCAAAGGTGAAGGAGAGGCCTTTCAGGACCATGTGGACGCGGATGTGTGCTTTAAGGACGGCAATCTTTTCCGGGTCGTTGACTTTGATCCAAGCGTGGCTGGCGTTCGTATTTGGTTGTGCGCCGACTTTGTGGACACGGGCGGATGATCCGCGCAGTTCGATGCGTTCGCATTGAGAGATGCCGGGGACGATGGCATCCCACAGCGTCAGGCGTTCACCGATGTCGAGCGCGGCCCATTCTTCGGGCATACCGGGCGGGTTGTCTGCGTCTAGGAGCATCCATGAGGAATAGCTGATGCCGCGTTTGAGGCGTGCGCTGATGCGTTCTCCTGCGTATTCGACGACGCCACCGGGTACGTTTGCTAGATCGACGCCAAGGGTGTCTGCAAGCTGTCGTTCGGTCATGACTTTGAACTGTTGCTTGTCTTCGGCCCCGTGCCAGACGCCGGGGCAGATTACGAGGTCTTGGCGTTCTGTGACTTTGGAGAGGATTTTGGCCATAGCTTCGGCTGTTGGGACCGAGAGTGTGATGGCTTCACCATCGAAGACGTTAGCGATGACGCTTTTGTCTAGGGTGGTTCCGTTGTTGGTGTAGGTCTTGCAGACTTTGGCTGGCTGGATGGACCTGATAAGCGTGATTTTGTCCATCAGCGGCTCTCCTGACGGACGATTTCTGCGGCGTTGGCGGCGGCGATCCTGATGCGCGGGTGAGAGGCTGAGTAGCCTTTGTCGCCGTGTCCGAGGCTGCTGAAGTTTGCGGTGTCTATCACTGTCTTGTGACCGCAGGCTCCACGGCAGATGCGTTCACCTCTGCCGTCGAATTCGTATCCGGCCTTCCAGCAATGCGGGCAGACGCAGAACAGGTAACTGCTATCCCATCCATAATCGTTGAAGACCATTTCATGAGAGCCGCCGACGCCGTCAGAGCGCATCATATTCTGACCGTCTAAGTCTTCGACACAGAACCTGTACGGATTACCGCGCAAGATCGTCCCCGGCCTTTTGAGGGTTTCACAGGCATCACGCAGTTTTTCTTCTGTAACCCTGAACTCTTCTTCTTCTCGCCCGTATGGCTTGACCTCGCAGATCAGGCCGCCGTGGAGATCGGTCAGGACAAAATCAGGCACATATCCGCCGTACATGGTGTTGACCTTGTGGGGTTCATACTCCCAACGGATGCCTAGCGTTGTGAAGAAGGCGGCCCATTCGGCTTCTAGCTTGCTTCTGAACGTGGTGCCGAAGATGGTAGTTGGCTGGCCGTAATAGGGGGAACGGACTGTCTTGCCACTATATGCAGTATGCACTATACTTTCTCCGTGTTAAGGTTGACCCCGAAACGCGCTAGGAACGATCTCCTCTCGGTTCCGCATTATTTGAACCCCGGCGGCTGCTCTCCCGCCGGGGTTCTTCTTTATCAAAACGGGATATCGTCGTCCAATTCTTGCGCGATGCTTTTGCGCTTTTCCTCGCCGAGTGCCTTGGTCTCGAACGGGTCCGACTTGCTTTCGACGGTGTCGAAGTCGTCCATGCCGCCGTCGCCATATCGGGCTTCGGTGACCTGCACGGCGTCGAGGAGCAGCGAGATGCCGCCAGCGCCGTCGGGGTCGATAACCGCAACGGCCCATGCGCGAAGGGTGCCTTTAGAGCCGCCCCAGATGGCCAAGTCTGCGAGGGGCTGCTTCTGGCCGTCGATGACGGTGGGGGCTTTATTGGCCGATCCGTCTTTCTTCATGCCGTTGCGCTTGGCGGTGAACTGGACCATGCCGGTCTCGGTGCCATTTTCGTCTTTCAGCTTTTTCATGCCGAAGACGGTCTTGAACTGCGGCATCTTGGGGTTACGGCCCCGGCAGGCTTCGTAGTGGGCCTTCAGGCTTTCGAAGAGCGGGCGGGCCTCGTCCTTGGTCATCTCGAAGGCGACAGACCATGCCGCGTTGGATGCGGTTGGCGCGCAGGGTTCGCTGGCCTGCTTTTGGGTGTTGAACCGATAGGTTTGGTTCAGCTTGGGATATTGGAAGGTCACGTTTTTAGCCAAGACCTTCATGAAGTCGTCGTTATTAGCCATGATTTTCTCCTCTCTGGCTGTGGTAATCAGAAGTCAACGGTTTCGTCGAACACGTCGGCTTCAGGCTCTTCGGTCTGCCAACGCGGCAGATCGACATGGTTAATCAAGGGCCAGCCCGTTGTGAAGGTGTTTGCGGCTTCGGCTCTGGATATTTTTTCTAGGGTCAGCGTGACGCGCATGTCGGCTGCTTCGATGTACTGCCGTGTCAGCGCGTGCAGGCCGACAGCGTAGGGTGCTTCCTTCTCAACGCAGACGAAGATGAAGGTGTGGGCGTTATGCCCGGCAGCACGCAGGCAACGCAGGTAGAACGCTGCTTGCAGGTCGTAGTTGTAGTTGCGGATTTCGCGCGGAAAGCCATCGGGCGAGGCATCGCGTGTCGTCTTGATGTCGAAGACGATGCCCGCGTCGGGCAGGTATCCGTCCGGGCGGCACTTGATCTTGACGCCTGTTTGGGGATCGGTGGCGAAGAAGCTGGCCTCGGCTACGAAGCTGGGGTCGGCGACCCATGCCTTGACGACTTCGTGGTTGATGACGGGAGCCGCGATCTTTTCGGCCAGATCGTAGTCGCCTTCGGTCAGGAGGATTTTGCCGTCGATGTCGGCGATAAGCTGGGCCTCTTTCCACTTGTTGCCCCGGCGATCTTCGGGGCCGCGCATAACGAGGTTCTTTTCCGGCTCCAGCACCAAGGCGTGGACGGCGCTGCCAAGGGCGAAGGCGCTGCTGTCTTTCCAGACCTTGCCTTTCCAGTGTGCCAGCGACTTGCCTGCGACGGCTTTGACATCGCTGCTGCTGATTTCTGGGCGTGCGTGGTACGCCTCGTTGGTCATGTTTAGGATCATTGCTTTTTCTCCACCAAATCAAAATCTTCTAGGGTTTCGTTTTCAACGCGGCAAACTGTGGCAACAATCTGTCCAATGTCATAAGCGGTTTTGCTTTCATCCGCGACATGGGCCTTCATCTTGTGCGGCCAGAAGTTAATGAGGCGACCGTTGACTTTCATTTGCAGATGCCACGGTGCCTTTTCTCTGCTTGGCCAGTAAAGCGATTGCAGCCAGTTGTGTTCGTAAAACACTCGCACGAAGTCCAAGCAGTTTTGATGCTCTTCGTCGTATCGAAAATACAGGTCTTCCGCGTCACAGGTGAACGGCGTCATTGCTTTCCCTTTCCGTAAAGCGCGATGAGTGCAGCCTCGGCCCGCCCGTCGTCCTTCACCCGCGCCCACTGGTCGGAGCAGTCGGGGAAGTATTGGCTGGCCAGCGCGCGGCTGGCGTTCTTGTCGGTGGATAGCCGCATGGTCTTCTTCCAAGCGGACGGATCGACTTCGAAGGTCGGCACGCCCGCGAAGAACAGGCAGGCCTTCAGTTCGCCGTAGGCTTGCGAAATAGTTACGGCATTGCGGATGCCTATGGCCCGAGGATAGAACGGCCTTTCCAACCAACAGCATTTGACTTTGCCGATGTCCGAGATGAGCGCGCGCTTGTCTTCCAGCGTGCCGGGCATGTCGTAGGTGCTGACCTGCATGTCGTTGGTGTTCAACAACGCGAAGGCTCCGCTCTTGCCGGGGTCGATGCCAAGGATCAGGGTCATGATGGCTCACCGTTAGGCTTGGTTGGCAACTCCATCCAGTATCTCACATCATCATTGTCGCCATGTCCTGTGCTAGGCGACGACCAAAAGCCAGTTGTCTGGTTTAAAATTTCCCAAGGCTCTTCCCACCAGCCAACCTCAAGGACGTAATAGCTATCATCGCCGTAGCCCTCGTCCTGAATGATTGCGAGGAGTATCGGTTTGTCTTTGGGTGCCGTTTCGATGGGCTGCCACTGCATCACACTTCCTCCGCAGCGGCTTCACCGCCAAGTGCCAGATACCCACAACCGTCGATCCAGTTGTCGGTGTGCTTCGGGTTACTCCGCGCCCTAGCCAGCTTCAACAAAGTCATCATCACGGCCACGTCGTGCGGCTTGATGTTCTTGTTCAGGTGCGCTGACCAGTACGCTGCAATCAGACCGAAGTTGCGTTCCGCATCTCCGTGTGTGGCTGCGCGGTCCTTGGTGACGTACTCTTTGGCCGTGTCGAGAATGTCGGCCCGGTTCATTTCCAGCACTCCTTATCGCGCAGGCTTTCTATGCCGGTGATGTCTGCTAGGCGATTGCGGTAGACCGCGCCCGGCACGATGTTGTTTTGCATCCATCGCGACATGCTGGATTTGGCGACAGGAATTTGATCTGCGATCCAGCCCAGCTTGCGACCGTCCTTGTCCGCCCAC